GGGCATGGGAGATAGGACGATGCGAGGCACTGAGAAGCAGATCAAGTGGGCGGAAGAGATCCAGAAGACCACCTTGGAGACCATCGACTTTATGATCGACTACTCCGACAAAGAGTCCCGGAAGGTAGTCCCCGCTGAAAAGGTGGACGCGCTGATCGCCAAGCTGACCCGCGTCCGGGAGGCGCTGGTGAACGCCCCTTACGCCGGTGATATCATCGACTGTTTCAAACTCGTCCGGGCCGACGCGACCATGCAGAGCCGGGTCGGCAGCGTGATGACCGCACTCAAGATCAATGTCGCCGAAAGCGACTATCAGCACAAGCTCTTAGACCGATAACACGCAAGGAGGAAAGACCATGACGACTTTGGAAAAACTGGTGGGATCCATCAAGGCCCGGAACGGCGAACTCTACATCTACACCCTCAACGATGAGCGGGTGAAGGAATACCTTCCCCGGATCGCCAAGATCTGGGACGACGGCGAATCCTTTAACATTTTTACGGCTGGCCAGCGGGTGGACGACGGCCCCGACGAGTGGGAGTATCTGGTGGCCGACGCGCTCTACGTGATGGAACGAGAAGCCCGGCGGATATTTTTCGACAGCCTGACCGTGGAACAGGCCACGGCCATCTGTGAGGCACTGATCGGCGATATGGGCGCGGTGATGATCGGCGGGATGAGGATCGGCGCGCTGGATATCTACGACTCTTGGCGCAGCTATCACCCGGACGAGCCCCTCCAGATGGACAGCCCGTACCCCGAAAACTGACGGGGTACGGGGAAAGAGAACTAAAAAAACTTTCAGAAATTTAGAATTTTTCCTTGACTATTTATCATTTTTGATATATAATAAGTACGTAATCAAGGAAGGGCCGCGGGCGGGATAAGCCGCCGGGCATGGGAGATAGGACAATGAGCATCAACGAGCTGAAAGAGATCGCCAAAAAGTACGGTATGGAGATCAGCCGGAACCCCATCACGGACGAAGGCCACGGCGTACACGTGACCACCGAGACCCTGATCCCCGAGCTGGACGCGCTGGCGGATGTGTGCGAGCCCGACGACGTACAGGTGGAGCGCATCTACGCCGCCGGCGTGTACAGCTACTACGTGGAGGCCCCCAAAAAGTGGTTCGATCGCTGGGGATGGGTCAACGACTAAGACGAGCAACGCCCCCGCCGGGCGGGGCAAAACGAAGGAGGAAGTAAAAATGACTTACAATCATTATCCGATGAGTCTCTATACTGTTGATGACGTGAAAGATATGGTCAACGATTGGTTGTTTGATAATAATGGCGATGAAGAGATAACCGATCTCGTCATTGATGGCGAGCCGTATTACGAGCCTGACATCTGGCAGCAGGACGGTGATCCGCATTGCGAACACGGATGTTGGCAGCAGGACGCCCATGATGGCAAGTGTCGTTACACGCTTGTCGCCGACGCTGATGGCAATATCGAAATACATTACGGTGGTACATTTTGTTGAGGTTCCGCCCCGAAGGCTACGAGGGCAGAAGGAGAAACACAATGGAGACCTACGATCAGGAGATCACCACCGCCGAGGATATGGTCGAGCCGGTAGACGACTGGCTTTACGGCAACGTCACCATGGAGGAGGCGGACGAGATCGTGTTTGACGGCGCGCCCTACTATGACGGCCAGTGGAAGCAGGACTACCACGACGGCAAGCGCAGCTATACGCTGGTCATCGACGAGACCGGCGAGATCCGGCAGGAGCGGCATTGAGCATGAGCACGATCTCCATTGAGACCAGAGACAGCAAGGCCTACATCACCACCCCCTATAGCTCCGTGTTCGTCCGCCGGATCCGCCTCATGGGCGGCAGGTGGGACTCTGGTTCCCGGCGCTGGGTGATCCCGTCAGAGGCGCTTCCGGCGGCACGGAAGCTCCTGATGGATATCTACGGCGAGACGGACGTGGCCCCGGCGGAAGAGACGGCGACGGTGGTTGTGGAGTACCTCCACAACGTCTCCGCCGTGAGGGGAGCGGTCACCCTCGGCGGCCTGACGATCGCCCGGGCCATCGGGCGGGACAGCGGGGCGAGGCTTGGCCCCGGCGTGGCCTTTACCTGTGGCCAGCCCCGGAGCGGGGGCAGCCGCCTGAACTGGATGACCATCATTCCGGCGGGAAGCGTAGTGGAACTGTACCGCGTCCCCCTCAAAAAGGCTCAGCGGCTCATCCGCAGCAACGCCAACGAGTACAAGATCTCCTACCGGCTGGAGCAGCCGCCGAAGCAACCCCAGGAGTCCCGGCAGGAGCCGGAGCCCGCGAATGATCTCCAGAAACTCGACCGGGCGTCGCTGGTGTCGGAAAAACGGCGGTTATATGAGCGGCTGGCGGAGATCAACCGGCTCCTCGATTCAAAAAAAGTCTAGGAAATTTCGATTTTTCCTTGACTATTTATCATTTTTGATATATAATAATATCGTAATCAAGTAAGAGCCGCGGGCGGGTAAAGCCGCCGGGCGATAGGAGATAAAACGATGAGCAGGAATTGGTACGCGGTACAGGTCGGCAGCAACTACGCCTCCGATAACGGCAGCACCGTGAAGCGTGAGGCGCTCCGCATGGCCCGGCAGGAGGCCAAGAAACCCGAGAACGACGGGCTGGAAGTCCGCATCGCCGTGTGTACCACGGATGATGATTATTGTCAGGATGAGATCATCGTCCAGGAAGGCTCGAGGATCTGATGAAAGTGTGTGAAGTGTGCGGCCGGGAGCTCACCGGCCGCCACCGCTTTTACTGTTCGCCGCAGTGTCGGCAGGTCGCGCTGGGCCAGCGCGAGAAGGCCGCGCGGGCCCAGCTGGGGAAGCTTCCCGGTAACCACCAGCAGCCGAAGCCGAAAGTATGCGCCGACTGTGGCTCCACCTTTTACGGCTACCCGCGCTCCTACCGCTGTCCGTCGTGTCAGGCGGAAGCTGACCGCAAACATAATGCGGAACATTACCAGCGCAAAAAGGCAGGGCACGCGCGGCAGATCGGCAGCGTGTCGCGCTGTGAGCGCTGTGGCGCGGAGTATATCGTGGATGGCGGCCTCCAGCGTTATTGTCCCGCCTGTGCTAAGGAGATCTGGAAAGAGGACGCGCTCCGGCGCTACAAACAGAACAAAGACGCGATCAACGAGAGGCGCAGACCCAGCCGGGCGGAAGTCTACAAAAAAGCCGTCGAAAGCCGCGTCCGGGTGTGTGCGGTATGTGGCAAAGAATTTACCGCGTCCAGTCGTCGCCGCCTGTATTGCTCTGACGAGTGCGCCAGCAAGGCAAGCGCGGCCCGGCAGTCCAGTCGCGCCGGTCAGCGCGACAAACATTACGCGAAGCAGAGATCAAAGGAGGAACCTCATGGCAAGAACTAGTCCCCGCGCCCGTGGCGCACAAAGCCCCATCGCCACCGCCCGGATCGCCGCCGGGCTTACCCAAGCCCAACTGGCGGAAGCAGTTGGATGCAAGCCGCTGGCAATTTCCCGCTGGGAGCACGGGTTTTGTTCTCCTTCCTCCCACGCGCTGAGCCTGATGGCGCAGACGCTTGGGTGTCAGATGGACGATTTGGTTCAAGCAAAAAACGCCGGGGAATAATCCCCGGCGTTGGTTTTTACAGGTGGCTTTCTACTGTTCCCCGCCACCTGTTGACGATGTTTTGCACGGTTCTTGGGCTGATTCCGAGCTCGTCGGCGATCTGCTCGTAGCAGATGCCGTCGAGGTATTTACGTTTCAGCGCCCTGCGGTCTCGCTCTGAGCGAACCCACAGATCAATGACCCTCTCGTAATCCTGCCGCCCGTGCTCCATGGGTTAGCCCTCGGACTTGGTGCAGTTGGCCGGAGGGTCTGTGTAGCCCATGGCGCGCTGGCTGTCGCTTACGCCCTCGGTGGTGGGGTCTACCACCACGCCGAGGATGACCAGCACCCCGAAGACCGCGTTCACCACGGCCAGCAGCTTGTCGCCCATGTCCCCAAGGTCAATGGTAAATCCCATCAGCGCGGCAACGGTCTGGATGACCAGCAGCAGCGCCGGGATCAAGGCCAGCCAAAAGGCCTTGTTTTTCAATCGTACCGTCCAGTTGATCTTCATTTTTTCTGCTCCTCGCTTTCCAGTTTATTGATCCTCGTTTCGTGCGCGTCGATCCTGTGATGGGCGGATTTCGCGCTTTCTTCCACCTTCCCCACCCGGACGGAGAGATTGACGATATCGTTGCGCATGGCCCGCTGTTCCACGCGGATGTCGTCCACTCCGTTAGCGATACCCCGGAGGGTGCTCTTGACCTCGCCCTGCTCGGACGCTCCGCCCCTCGTGTCCCGGCGGCCTGTGAGAATCAGCATCAGCAGGGCGACGATCATGGCCGCAAAGGAGATGATTTCGCTGGTAGTCATTTCGTTCTCACCTCCTTTCAGACACTAAGTTTCATATTTTCTTGATTTAATGGCATTAAATTTCGCATTTTCACGATTTAATAGCACAAAATTTCATCCTTGTACCAAAAACCGCGACATCATCCAGCCCGTCCGCCTGATGCCGTCCGTGCATAGCGCCGTGATCTGCGACCATTCTTCCCCCGGCTGGCGGATGGTAACAGGCGTGTCGCTCCGCACGTGCCAGTACAGGTTCTCGCCCTGACTGGGCTTGTTTCGCAGCTTCACGGGCAGACCGTTCTCGGCGTACACGGTTGCCTCCGTCATGGGGTCGATTGGTTCCACCGGCTCTGGAGCGTTCTCCGCTTCCCACGGGCTGGCCCAGTGCGTCCACGGGTAGTCCCTGACAGGCTGATGCACCACGCCGTAGGCCGTGCCTCTGGCATGGACGCAGGTGCCGTCCCCCAGTGCGAGGCCGGTATGCTGCATGATGGAGCCTTTCTGCCGGTACAGATACACCACTTCGCCCTCCGGCAGGCTGTCGATGGTGCCCTTGCGCTTCCACGGGGCCTTTCGCCACTGACTGGTGGCCCCGCTTGGCAGCTCCACCCCCGCCGCCTTGGCAGCGTAGCGGGTCAGCTGGGCGCAGTCCCACACGGGCCGCCCGTCCCACTTGGCCCCGGTGACGAGGATGTTCTTGGCCTGATCGGGGTATTGGGCTGCCTGCTGCCGCCGGAAGGCCGCCGTGCATGTCTGACCCTTGGCCCCATAGATATACCCCTGTCCGATCTTCGACCGGGCAAAGGCAGCGGATTGTGAGCCGGTCATGGTCATTCCTCCTCTCCGCTGATTCCCAGCAGCTTTAGCGCCGCCGCCATGTCGGCGACGGTTTCCCGGTCGTTCTTCGGCGGCGTGGGCATTTCCGCACACTCCTTTTCCAGCGTGACGATCTCCTCCACCGTCATTTCCACGTTCTGGGCTTCCAGCCGGTCGCCGACCCTGACCAAGATGTTTTTCTTCATTCCCTCACCCCATAAATGGATATTTTCGCGCCCGCCGGAATGACTCCATCCGTCGTGTAAAGGAAGATATCCGTGACCCGCGAGCCGAAGCGCACAGTATTGCTGGGAATCAATCGCACGTTCTCCGAAAAAGCGGTGTTTGTGCTGTTTACTGTCCCGTAATAGCTGGACTCAAAGGATTTGTCTACCCGCTCGCGGAAAGCGAATACCGCATAGCCCGTTGAGCTGTCCGAGATCGTTCCCTGCGAAGCATAGAGCCATTGATCGAACGGCTTCTGCGCGTTCAGCCGCAGCCAACCCCACGCGGCCTGTCTGTTTTCCAGACTGGCTGTGTCAATAACGACGATGACCGACCGCAGATTATAGGGCGTTCCATCCGGGAAGGTGCTTCGGCTGACGTTTCGCACATCCTCGCTGAGCGTGATCTCCTCGATCAGCTCAAATTCTCGTGGCGCTATCGGCGTATACCCCAGCGCGGTTCTGATGCTTTCAGCGGTCACTTCCGCGTCTTTGCCGGGGTCGCCCTTGGGGCCGACAAAGGCCCCGGCCTCCAACTTCTGGCGGATATCGTCCGCCACCTTTTGAGCGTCGGCAATGGCGCTCTCCACCGCCGCCAGCTTAGCCACTGCGTCATCCACCCAGCTTTTCAGGGGTTCCGGGGCTTCGCCTTCGTCACGGATGGAATGGCCTACACGCGTCACGGCCACGGCGCTTTTCAGCACCTCGCCGCCTGGCCCTTTCACGGTCAGCTGGGCGCGGCCCGTCCCCTCGGCGGCGGTGTCCGCGTCCGATACGTCCCAGATCAGCTTCCCGCCGTCCATGACGGTGCTGGCCGGGTACTTCGCCCCAACCGGGCTTTCCACCGTCAGATGGGCACTGGCGCTTGGTTCCTGCGTCAGAATGGCGCTCAGGTCGATTTCCACCCGCACGGCGGCGTTTTCATCCGCCCGGCCCAGATTCAGCGCGGCCCGGCCAAACTCGTCCGCCGTCAGGGACGTTGTCAAGCGTCTCATAGCTCGCTCCTTCCCGCCGCCAGCAGCGCGGCCACCACAAAGCCGACGATCCCGCCGACCACAAAGCCGACCACAAAGCCGATCATGCCGCCACTTCCTTCCACAGGCTTTCCGTTCCGACCGCGCCCGGCTCCCAAACGTTATTGTCCACAAGGCTTTCCCACGTTTTGCCGTTGTGCGTCACCTTGTCGCCCTTGGCGTATGGGTTGGTGCTGTCCGGCTGTACCCATGGCAGAATCTCCCCGCTGGGGTCGGTCAGCACCTTAGCCCATAGGCTGTGCGCGTCAGTAGGTGTCCATGCCGCCTGTGCTGTGTGGGCCGTCAGGCAGCGGTAGAGTTCGCCGCCGTATCGTACCCGGGCGCCCACGGCGTAGGTCTTCGCAGCGTCCCACAGGGGATACAGGGTGCTCACCTGCAAGGCCTGTTCATCCGTCAGCATGGACCCAGCCTTGTCCATGATCCCACGCAGCACCAGCGCCGCGTCGTAGTATTTGCCCATTACTCCGCCACCTCCGTGTTATTTCCCACGCCCAGCAGCTCAAGCGCCGCTTGCATGTCATCCGCGTCCTTCTGGGCCTGTTCCAAAGCTGTCAGCACGCGCTCCCCGGCCCGGTAGAAGTGTTCGCCGTCGTAGGTGTCCCCGATGGCCACGGGCAAGTCCCCACAGGGCACAGCCACCGGGAAGTCCGATGCATTGCCGGGATACAGCCAGATGATGTTCGTCACCGTTCCGTTTTCCACCACGGCATAATTCATTTCGTTCATGCTTTTCGCTCCTTATCTGTGGTTGCGAATCACGACAATGCCGCTGCCGCCCTTGCCGACGTTCGTCAGGTTGGAGTACATACCGCCGCCACCGCCGCCGGTGTTGGCCGCGCCGCTGTTGGGCTGGTTTCCGTTCCACGCGCCGTTGCCGCCGCCCCCGCTGCCGCCCTTGGCCTGTGCGGAGCCGTTGCCGCCAGCTCCACCGCCGCCCGCATACAGGGTGCCGGTGCTCTCGCCGAACTCCCGCGTGGTCGTCCCCTGTCCCTTACCGGGGGAACCCCAATGGTCAATGCCGATGTTGGCGGCGTTCTGCGGGTCGCCGTTGCCACCGTCCGAGCCGCCGTTGTTCACCTGATTATTGCCATAAGCGCCGCAGCCGCTGCCGCCTCCCAGCTTCGTACCGCCGTTCGCCGTCACGCCAAAGGCGCTGGTGCTTCCGCCAGACGCAAAGGCGCTTTGCCCGCCCGCGCCGATCACGATGTTGTAGGCCGTGTTCACAGCCGCCTGAACGCCCTTCTGGGTTTTGGTGTAACCACCGCTGCCCGCCTTGCCGTAGCCGTTGTTCGCGTCCCAGTTGCCGCTTCCGCCTGCGCATCCGCCACCAACGAGGAACACGTCAAGGCCGCCCTTAGCGCTCCCTAGCTTGGTAAAGGTCAATACGCCGCTTGTCAGAAACTTGATCCGCCAGTTTCCGCCTCCGTCGTCGATCAAGGAGGCGTTACCTGTGTACGTGTACTCCGGCATTCCTGTTCCGCTCCCGGCGTTCCCGCCGGGGAAGTGGCTGATTATACCCATGTCATCCCACCTCCATGATGAGGATCGGCAGCGCCGCCTCCGGCTTGTCGCCAAAGGCGCTGATGGTGATACTTCCCGCCGCCTGAGCCGTGGCCAGCAGCATGGCGGCGGCAGCCGCCTCCATTTCCTCCGCCGTCACCGTCGGCGCTATGCCCACGATCAGGTGAGCGTCCGCCGCCAGCCCCGTCACGGTCACGGTCTGGGTGTATGGGGCGCTGTCGCCCGTCCAGCCCGCCACCGTCAGGGTGGCGGTATGTTCGGTGGCTCCGCCCTGTGGCCGCGCCTCCAGCGCCGCCAGCTTGGCCTGTACCGTTTTCCCGTCTTCGGCGGCGATATCCGCCGCGCCCAACGTGACCGCGCCGTTCTCCGGGCCTTTTCCGTTCACCGTGGCTATCTTCCCGGCGATCTCCGTCCCCAGCGCCGTCAGCTTGGCTTGTACTGTCTGTCCGTCCGCGTCCTTGATGTCTCCCGCCGTCGGCATGGGGTGGACGTGGTTACCGCGCGACAGTCCGTTGGCCGTACCGGGCGACGCTGTCCCCAGCGCCTCCGGCGTACCCTCGTAGTAGTCCACACCGTCCACCGCGCCCGTGTCGCCCCGTGGAATCACCAGATTCAGCACCGGCTCCTCCGCCGTCCCGGTAAAGCTGGCGCTGGCCTGTGTCCCCGGTGCGCCGGTGGTCACCGTCCCCATGGTGAGGTTTGGGGTCGCGCCCGTCGCGCCCTGTGGGCCGGTCGCTCCCTGTGGGCCGGTTGGGCCTTGAGGCCCTTGAGGGCCTGTGAACTCGCCGTCCTCCTTGGCCTGTAGGAGTTCATTTTTCGCCGCCGTGGCCGCAGCCGCCGCGGCGTTACAGTTGGCAATGGCCTGTTCCAGATCGCCGTAGCTGGGGATGGAGCCGCTGGGGTCGATGATAACGCCGTCGCCGCCCCGCTCCACATAGCCGGACAGCCGCATCAGGCTCCGCTCCCGGCTCCCGTCGTTACAGCGGATGATGAAGACGAAGCTCCCGGCGTACTTGTAGCACTGATCCAGCAGGGGGATGGTGATCGTACCGCCGCTGATCGTCCCGGCACATCGGATCTTCGCCCCGTCCACAGGGCGCTCAAACTCGCCGAAGGCCGTCGCCCCGGTCAGGGTCGCCGCCTGTCCGCCCTTGGTGACGGCCAGCACCACCGTGTCCGCCAGCTTGTCGTTCTGGACGAGCAGCCCCGGCACGTTGAGGTTGACCAGCGGATCGTTCAGTTCGATCTCATACCGTGCTACCCGCGCAACACTCTCCGCCATGGTCATCCCTCCTTCGCCAGCTCGACCAGCACGTTTCCGCCGTTTCGGCTGATCCCGTTTAGACGGGAGTAGCCCGCAAAGTGCTTGTCTCCCTGATTCTCGTCGATCCGCTCCAGCCAGTCCAGCCCGTCAAACTCCGCGGCGATTTCCGGCAGCCTCCGCCCGTCCGCGTATTGGAGCATCACGAGGTCTCCGAGCTGTGTCGGCCCGCCCAGATAGGCCGCTTCGTATTCGTGTCCCTTACTCGTCTTGATTTTCATTTTGGCTCGCCTCCGTTATGATGTCGGTCAATGTGTCCATACACGCCTTGATGGCGTTGATGCTGTCGATTCCCCGCACGGCTACCTCGTCCAGCTTTTTCCGCACCGCGTACAGGGTCGCCAAAATCTTTTCGTCCATTGTTCCGCTCCTTACCTCGCCTTCTTGATAAAGCTGATACTGGATCGTTTGATGGTGTCTTTCCACCCCGTAACGACTTTGACGCTGTTACCGTTGGCAAGTGTGACGTTCGCCGTCGTAAAGTCCGGAATGGAGGTCACAAAGGTTCCCGACCCCCACGCGCAATCAGCGTTCATCAGCGATACGTTTGTGGCTTGGAAAAACTGTGTCGTCAGGCTGTTGATGTCCATCCGCTGGGCTTGAGCCGTTCCCGCGAAAAACTTGTTGATGTTGGCCACTTCCGCGCTCAGGTCGCTGGCCGTCACGTATCCCTTGAGGTTGACCTTGTTGGCGCTGATGGTGATACTCTCGCTGGTCTGGTTGATAGAAGAGATCACGCCGTTTTTGGAGACTTTCAGTTGGATCTCGGCGGCCTGACCGTCTATGCGGATGTTGGCGGACGAGATCGCCTCGCTGTTGGCTTCCACCTTGGCCACAAGGCCGATGGTGGTATCCGATCCGTTGAGCAGGATCTCCGTGCTGCTAAGGCGGTCTCCTTGGCTGGCTAGTATCTTTTCGTTGGCCGTGATCCGCACCGTGGCCTTTTCCAGCTTGATCTCCGTCTCGCTGATCTTGTTGGCCTGTTCGTTGATGGCGATGGTGTGGAGTCGGATCAAGTCCATGTTCTCCACGATCAGCTCCTTATTCTTCTCGGCGCTGTTCCCGGCCCGGCCAGCGCCGCCCCGGGCCTTGGCAAGGTCGCTCTTGATGCTGGCGATCTGTTTTGTCAGGCTCTTTTTCCATTCGTCCTTCTCCGCGCCCAGCTTGATCTTGGTCTCCTCCGGGCGGACATAGTCGCGCTCGATGTCCACCACTTGGCTGGTAAAGGTCTCCCCCTGTCGGGTGATGACCGCCACCAGATCGTAGAGCCGGATCTTACGGTGGCTCTGGCCGGGCAGCATCTCCATATCTTGGACGGTGGCCGTCCCGCCGATGATGGGTTCCCGCTGGGCTTCCAACGCCTCCCATGTCTTCTCCAGCAGCTCCGCCGCGTCGGTGATCTGTTGGTCGCTGAAGACCATCTCTTTCCGCCCGTACTTGGCCATTGCGGTCTCGTCAGCGATCCACGTCTGGCCGGAGGGTTTGTCCGCCGGGTCTCCGCCCGCCTTAGTCCACGTCACGCCCGCAATGGTCAGCCGGGTAGGGTCGTTTCCTTCGCCGGTGGCTTTCCCCACGCCGTAGGCCACCGTGCAGGGGCTCCCCGTCCGGGTCAGATACACGCTCCCCGCGTCAGTGGCGCTATCGAAGATACGGCCCCGGAAGATGGGCTCCATCTCCTGTAGGTCAATGCAGCGGGCCGTGATGGCTCCGCCGCTGAACTCATAATAGGGCACGACCCGCACCGCACAGGCCGTCGCCATGTCCCGCAGCGCCTCCCACGCCGTCTGGTAGTACACCGTCAGCGTGGCTTTCCGCTTCCCGGCAGCGGTGGCCCGGATCTCCCACGCCGTCCCCGCCAGCAGCGCCGCCGCACCGTCCGCCGGTGCGCTGTCCGTCAGCTCCACGTGCTCGATCACCTTTTCCGTCAGCTCCGCCGCCGCCGCGTCCGTGGCGGTGATTCGCGTCACGGCCAGCAGGTCGTCCTCTTCCGTCTCGTCCACCTCAAAGAGGCGAAAACGCCCGTCCACACAGCGGAAGCCGAGAAATTCCCCCGGGCGCACGCCCGCGCCCATGGTGACCTCGGCCTCCAGTTCATAGTCCGCCTCCTTGTGGACGAGCTCGCTCACGCCGCCTGGCAGCACCTTCCGCACCCGCCGCGCCGCGTCGAAGATATACACTACATCCATTCGTTCCGCCAACTCGCTTCCATCTGGCCCTTGTCCGTGCTGGTGATCTTGTGTACCCCCGGCGTAAAGCCGGGCCGCCACAGACTGGCCGTATAGTCGATCAGGCTCTCCGCATGGGATCCGTTCACGGCCAGGCTCCCGGCCTTGGTGTCCATCTCCACCACCGCCTCCGCCGAAATTGTCCCCACCAGCGTCAGAAAGGCTTTCCCGTCCAGCTTCCACACCAACCCGTCACTTTCCGCCGCGATGGTCTGGCGGATGGTGGGGCGGCATACGCCGTCCCCGCTGACGGCCATTTCCGCGCCGCCCGTCCCGCTGGCCCGGCTGATATAGGTGTCATGGGCATAGGGGCGGGGGAGGATGAATGTCACGTCCACCGTCGCAAAGCCGAACGTAAACTCCGGCGCGGAGATACTTCCCAGCACCGCCTCGTAGGCTTTCCCCCGCCAATGGGTCGGCTCCAACTCTCCCGCGCCGTCCCCGGAGCTGGCAGCCCACCGGGCCAGCCGCGACCGAGCCTCCCACGCGTCGTCCCGCGTCCGACAGGCGATATTGATCCGCGCCAAATACTCCCCTTGTTCCGTCCGCACCGCCGCGAAGGTCTCTCCGTCCCAGCCTTGGACGGTCTCCACCGTCCGCTCCGGGCAGCCCGGCGGAATCTCCTTACTGATACTGATCCGCGGGTGGATGTCCCGCACGTCCACGCCGTTAAACCTCATCTCGCTCCCTCCTTACGGCAGCCGAGACGCGCGGCTCGACTGTTGGCCCTGTATGGCGCTGATATCGCTGGCTGTGGCCCGCGCCACCTCGCGCCCGTTGATATTTAGGGGGATTGTCACGCTCAGACGGTTTCGCCCCAGCGTCCCGCCGAAGTATCCGCCGTTACTCAGGCTGTACGTAGGCACGGCCCCCAGCCCGCTCCCGAGACTGGCCGCCGCCGCGTTGATACGGTTGACCCAGTCCACCGTCGTAATATACGCCGCCGCGAATCCCTTACTCAGCCCGTTTTGGGCGCTGATCCCCACGTTTTGGCCCGCCACGGCGGCATTCGCCCCGGCAGTATTCATCCCGTCTGTCAGCGACGTGTCCAGACTGTCGCTCATGTCCATCCCCAGTTTCCCCATCTCGTCGATGACCTGTTGTTTCTGCTCGGCCGTCAGCCCCAGCTGTTCCATCCGGTTCGCGGCCTCATCCTCTCCGCCCAGCGTCCACCCACTTGTCAGCAGGTCGATGGCGTTCTGTAGGCTCTCGTCGTCCAGCAGCTCACCCTCCGCCTCTCCGATGAGTGCTTTCGCGTATTCGCTTCCGGCACTTTTCCCGGCCGCTATAGCCGCTTTTTGGGCTTCATAGTCGTTCGGGAGATAGTTTTCCATTGTTTCTTTACTTGGCTGATTTTTCAGAGAGTCCTCTACCGCCGCCCGTGCTTCTTCGTCCGACTCTCCCGCGTGGGTTCCAAAGATCCCAAAGATCCCCAGCTCGTTAATGTCGTCGATAACGCCGACCGCTTTTCGCGCCACCGCTCCGATTTTTTCCACGATGTCTTCCAGCACCGGCATCAGGTCGTCTATGGTGTCGCCAAGCAGTTTCACGACCTCCGTCGTTTCTACGGTTATTTTCGTCGTCAGCGGCTCCAGCTTTTCCGAGACTCCGGCCCACGCGTCGGCCAACTCCAACTGTGCTTTCGCCGCATCCTGTAGGCTCGATGTCTTCTCGTTGTAGGCATCCAGATTTGATTTATATCCTTTCGGGGTCGCGTAGGTCAGGGCCGCAATGGCCTTGGCCTCCGTCGTTCCCGCGTCGCTCATTACTTTTTCGAGCTCTTCTAGGTTTCCGCCCATACGTTCGACAAACTCCCCGAACGCGCCCGTCGGTTTCCCCGTCGTCACGGTCTCCTGAAAGCTCTCGGACAGGTTCTCTAGCTTCAGCGTGTCCTGAAACATCAGCGACGCGTAAGAGAATATATCCGCCGCCGTCCCCATCCATTCTTCTGAGAGGCCTGTTTGCATCAGGTTGCTCACGGCCTCTTTTGCGCCGTCAAAGTCGCCCGTAAATGCCGCCAACGTGAACAGCATCTCTTTCATGGCATCTTTGTTGTGGTTTCCCGCTTTCGCCGCCGTCTCAAATTGTTCCATGGCGCGGCGGTAGTCCCGGTTACTTTCCACAAAATCGGTCACGCCCTGTACAGCGTTGGAAATGGTTTGCGTTACCGTGGCGGCCACCTGAAAGCCTACGCTCCCCTTGATGCTCCCAATGTCCTGTTGTAGGTTTTCGATCAGGTCTTTTACGCTCTTGTTGGCTTCCTCCGCGCCGTCTCCGATCCCGTCCTCGATCTGTTTCCCCACACGCTTACTGTCCCGCCCAAACTCCTCCGCCTCCTTGTCCGTGTCTTGGAGGCCTTTTTTCATGGTCATCAGTTTGGCGGTGGCATTGCTCAGCTTGATTCGCCACTCGTCCGTTTTCGCACTGTTGTTTCCGTATACGGCGGCGCTTTGCCGCACCGCATTGACCAGCGCGTCCACGACCTGCTCCTGCTGGGCGATCTGTTCTTTTAGGTTCCGACTTTTCTCCGTGTAGTATTGCTGTGCGTCGCCCGTTACCTTAAATTCGGTCGCAGCCGCTTTCAGGTCTGCGTCCATAACGCGCAGATTTCGGCTCGCGTCCGCCAGCGCCTGCTTAAAGGCTTGTTCGCCGTCCAGTGCAATGCTGGTCTTGATCTCCCGCACCGCCATTACTCGTCACTCCAATCCGCAAGGCGCTTTCTCTTGATCCCGTGCAGCTGGTCGTCATAATCCCGCCGCTGCAAATATAGCTCCATGATCGCCGACGGCGGGGTAGTGAGCGCCTCCGCCCGACTGAGCCCCGCCGTCAGCCCGTAGCCCAGAAATCTGATCGCTTTCAGGCTTCGGCGTTCGTTTTTTTTTCGAGCTCTTCCAGCACCACGTCCGTAGCGCCCTCCGGCTCGTCTTCGTCCCGGGTCATTCCTTCCACAAAGGCCGTTTTCGCCAGCATGGCGGCCTTGCTGGCCTGTTTGGGGGTCAGGTGCTCCCGCAGCCAGTCCACCGTCACAGGCTCGCTCCCGCGTTCTCCCGCCGTGGCCGTGATGGCCGCCAGCTCCATACTGACCTCCATGGGCCGCTCGTTTTCTTCCAGCCGCCGGTTCATTTCGCTCAGGCTTCCGAAGGCCGCTTCCACGTCGAACCATGCTTGCAGGTCAAAGGCAAAACGCAGCTCTCGCCCCGCCGCTTTCATTTTTAGCTCGGCCATGTTTACGCCCCCGCCACGTTGGCCTTGGTGTCCAGCCACGCGATCGCCTTAGACTCCTCCGTAAAGTCGGCGTAGTCCCGGAACTTGTTTTTGCCGGTGGAATCGTTGACCACGGCCATGATGTTGCCGTTGAGGGTAGGAGTCTGCCACGTGATGCTCCCCGCCTTGGTGTTGGCCGTCTCGTTGGCCATGGAAAGCTGGGTCTTGTGATACCAGTACGCCCGATAGCTCTCAACGCCGTTGAGCCTCCGCACTCGGTAGTAGCCAAGGCCCACATAGGGCGCGGCCTCGCCCGTCTCGTGGAAGACCGTCGGAGTTTGGCTTTCTCCCGCAGTCTTTTTGACCCCCAGAATTTTTTCCGCCGCGTCGTCGCTGATATCGTCAATGTTGAGGTCAATCGTGCCGCCCGTGATGCTGTTGTCGCTCTCCTTGAGCGCGTCGTTAGCATACAGGCCCTCGGTGTTGCGGTTGATGGTCACCGTCGCACTGATCGCCGCGCCGATCTCCACGCCCGTGTCATAGGTCACGGCCTGACCGGCTACTTCCGTTTTGATCGGGGCGGCTACAACGTGCTTCATACCCACAAATGCCATTTAGAGTCCACTCCTTTCAATCTGTTTGTCCATGACAAATTCCATAGCTTCTATCGCCTTTGGTGTTCCTTGGTCTTCGATTTCGTTCACAAAGTGATCTCCGACCCATGGCCCCTTTGTAGCCGCATTGCTTTTCCAGCCGTAATGCAGCAGAAAGGCTTTTTCCGCGTTTCGCGTTCCGTCCTTGTCCTTGCCTTGCGGGTAAACTTGGATTTCAAGATTCCCGTCTTTGTTTTTCTTGATTTTTGTCGCCTTTACGCCTTTGAGCATGGCTCCCGTGTCCACATGGCCTCTGGCGATAATGACCCGATTCCATGTTCCGATCATGATTACGGCTCCCGCCCTTAGCATATCTTCCGCCATTGGGCCTGTCTCTTGGCCTAACAGTTTTAGACCTTTGGCAAGGTCGTCTATGCCTTGCACATGGAAATTAGCCATCTCACCACACCTCGCAATCGAACAGGTGCCGGATGACCAGATCCTCGCCGTCGCCCTCGCTGTCCATCAGGTACTCCACGGCCACGTTGTCCCGGTGCTGTAGCAGGTCATAGAGCGCCGCCGCGATCTCGTCGTACTCGTCCCGCGTGTATCGCTCCACCTGTACTTTCCATCCGCCTTGATTGATACCATCCGCCGAAGCGTCGATGCGCTCATACTCGGCCCACGTGGTATAGTTCCCTCGTTTGGCGCTGACGTGGTGCTTAACGTCCGGGTCTACCGTCGCCAGCAGCCGCCCAAACTCCGGCAGTGTCATGCTTCCACCGCCTTTAACGTCAGGTCGGTAATGGGCTGGCCGTTATCGTCGTCGTGGCCGTGATAGGCCCGCGTCACGTCGTAGCGCACGCCGGTTTTCGGCAGCGCGTCCACGTCCGCCAGCACTACCACCGCGTGGTTGTCAATCTGGCGGTTTTGGTAGATTCGGATCCTTGAGCTGGCCTCAGTGTCCTCTCGTTTGCCGTTGGGGTTTACAGGCACGGTCTCAAAGTCCAGCTCGCCGTACCAGCTCTTTGCCAGTACGTTGTATTCGTATTTCGGCATTCCGCCGCCCTCTGATACGTCCTCCCGCTGAAACACAGTGCAGATACCACTATCAAGGAGCATCCTCATGCACCGTCCTTTCCGCCAGCCAACGTTCTCGCCGGTATTGGGCAAGCCACGGAGGCATGGCCCCCGCGCTGTCCCTGTTCTGATATCGCCACACGGCCAGATTCGTCAGGAGGAACGCGTCATCGGCGCTTTCCTCCCGGATGGTGATCCCCGTCCGCTTGAGTTCTTCCTCCGCCGCGTCGATCAGCACCAGCAGGTAGTCGTCCATACTGGTATCGCTCTGTAGGCGGTTTAGACGGGATTTGACCAGCGACAGCACCGTCGTTTTGTCCATGTGCGCCCTCCTTTCTGGAAATAGGGGAGCGGGCGCGAATAACGCCCGCTCCCGTCTCTTAGCTCTTAGTGACCGTCACCTTGTAGGTTCGCACGGTCGTACCGTAGGTCACCTTGATCGTCAGCACGTTAGCGCCGGTCGCCCACGTGGCAGAGCCTCCGTTGGTCACCGCCGTAGCGCCGTTTTTGATTTCGATCTTCGCGCCAGCTTTGGCCGCCGTGGCGGTCACTTTGGCGGACGCTCCTGTGGTGGTGCTGGTGTATTCCAGCGTCTCCGGGTTAAATTTGGGAGACAGGCTCAGCGACCCTACTTCCAGCTTTTGCAGGGCCGCGCTTAAGGGTTTGCGGTATCGCTGGCAAAGGTCACGTCGTCAGCGTCCGGCGCAGTACCGGCAATGCCGATGCCGACGAAGCCCTCCGCGATCACTGGCTTGCCGTCGTAGCGGGCCGTGCCGCGGAATACGGTCTGATCCTCGACGAAACGGTAGTGCTCACTGGTGGCCAGCTGCACGCCCGCGCGCTCGGCCAGCACGTACAGTTCGCCGTAGCCGCCGATGATTTGGTTGTCCGGGATGAAGTTGAGGGTCTCGATCGCGCCGCCGATGACCGGCATCACGTCCTGCATACCCGTTACCAGCGCACCGGCGCTGTTGAGACTCATGGCCTCCACGGTCAGCTTGAGCTTGGTCGCCTCGTTCATAGCCCAGAACTTCGCGCCGCTGGCGTAATCGTTTCTGGTCGCGCCGCTGATCGTCGCGATCTCCTTAAACAGCTCCACGCCGGTCTTGTTGGTGATGGCCTTGAGGTGGCTGGTGTGCAGATCGGCCCAAGCGCGCTCGTTGGTGGAGTACCCGCTCGGCTCGCTGCTCTGGGCCAGACGGGTCACGATACCCAGCGGCATCTTGGTGCCCGTGCCGTACAGGATGGCCTTATCCAGCGCAAGGCCGATAGCCCGGCCAATGGCGGTCAGTACCTCGGTCGCCAGCGCGATATCGCTGTCCTCAAGCAGGGCATTGCATACGGGGATGAAGCCGCCCACCTTGTAGCCGTCCATCTCCACATTGCTGAAGCTCAGAGCAAGCTCGTTGAGCTTGGCGCACATCTCCGTCCATACGGCCTCCGGGATAGCGCCCGCCACCAGCATCCGGCTAGTGCCGGGAACCTGACGCACAGTCACGTGTTTCAGCAGCTTGCTGTTCTCGGCGGTCTGCTGGCGGATAATTCCCAGCATCACGTCGGGAATGGTCAGATCGCCGCCGGTAATGCTCCGCTTTTCGCGGCCTACCTCGCGCAGCGTCCGCAGGAAGCCTTTCACATCCTCCCGCGCGAAAAATGCGTCTCTCTCCTGTACGTCCATTCCAAAGAATTTCCGATTCTCCATAGGTCTTTCAGCCTTCCTTTCTTTGCGGTCTTCCGCCTTTTTGCCGGTGGAGGCGCTGCGCTCGTTGATTTCTTCCAGCTCCTTTTCCAGCTCCGCGATCTGGGCCTTGATGGCCTGTCGCTTGGTCTCGTGTTCTTCTTCCTCCGCCGCCAGCGCCTTGTCGTCCTCCTCGTACTTGGCGAGTTCGCCGTCCAGCGCTTCCTTGTCTTCCGGGCTGGTTTCCTCGGTGACTTCCTCCACCGCTTTCGTCAGCTCTGCCTCGCGGTGCTCCATTTCGGCCCTGCGCTCCCGCAGTTCGGCCTCTTTGGTTTCCTCCGCCGCCAGCTCCTTGTTTAGATCCCCGATCTTTTTACCGAGGATGACCTGTCTCAATGCCATTCTTTTTTCAGCCTCGCTTTCATCCGCTCTTTCCAGAGCTCAATCTGCCTTTTTTGGATTTCCTGATATTCCGCCGCCCGGGCGGAAATGGCGGTCTCCTTGTACGCCGGGAACGTCACGCAGGACACCTCATAGAGCTTTACGCGCTCGATCGTCCAATGGACGGCCCCAGTCCCCGGCTCCACGTCCGTCCGCTCTTGGAGGATGTCGAAGCCGAAGGAGCATTGGCTCACGTCGCCCCGTTGTACCCGCGCATACAGGTTCATTGCGTCGCTGTCCTGCTCGTTGATCTCGATGCTGCCCCACAGGCCGTGCTCGTCCACCCGCAGCGTCATAGTTCCAGCCGTCGTGCGGCCCAGCACCAGTCGCGTCTCGTGGTCGATCAGTGCTCGGATATCTCCGTCCAGCGTCCCGTCAAAGGCGTGGCGGTCGATGCTTTCCGTTGCTCCGTCAAAGATTTCATAATTGCTGTCGAACACGGCAAAGTAACCCTCGATTTTCTTTTTGCCGTTTTCCTCCCGCGTCTCAAAGCGAGTCGCGCCGCCACGGGTCTGTCGTTCACTCCTCATCGCTCTCACCTCCTCCCACGAGCTTGCCTTGATCTCCCAGACGATCCGCCGGGATGTAGTTTTCCAGCGCCAGCAGCTCGTCCATATCAGGATCTGGCGCAAAGCCCAGCCAGTCGCGCCACTCATTCCTCCGCAGGGCCATGCGGTCGACCATCTCTTTACCCGCGTTTACCAACTCGCCGATGTCGTAGTTGAGCAGGCTCCGATAGTTAAACCGCCAGTACAGCTCCGGCGAGTACAGCAGTTTTTTAGTCAGCTCCTGCTCTATGCTTTTTGCCACTGCCATGACCCGGGTGGACACGAACCAGTTGAATTCCTCCCGCTTGAACTCGCCTACGCCCACCAAAAAAGACGGGACGCCCATCATGGCCGCTACCGCCTTTTTGTCGAGTTCTAGGCTCTTTTCGATTGCCAGATCATTGAGCGTCAGGGGTTTTACCTGTTCCACGCTGAACGCTTCCGACGGGATCATCCACGGCTGTCCTGTCTCGCTGGCATCCAGATATTGCTCCCGGAGTTTCCTCCGCCCCTCTTTGCTGGCAAACTCCTCCGTCAGTCCGTCCACCTTTACGATAATAGACGGCGCAGGGCTTTTCATAATTGCTTCTTTGGTCGCGTTTGTCTGCCGTAGGCTTCGCACCACGTCCGCAAGAGCCACTTGAAACCCCTGTCCCTGCCACGGCTGTTCCGGGTCTGGACGGATCAGAAAGTGCAGCACTTCGTCCGGGCTGTATTCCCGGCCTCCTGCGTACACTCGATAGTTCTCCCCGTCCTGTCGAAAGCTCACCATGGACGGTTTGACGGGCTGCAGCTCCTCCAACAGCTCGCCGTTGTACCGAGGAATCGTCACCTGATTTCCGTGCAGAATCAGCGTAGAAACCAGTAAGGACATGAACGTGCTCCGCGTCATGTCCTTGTTTGGCGATATGTCGAGCTTTTTGGCAAGCTCGTTTTTGATCCGCACGTCGCCCTGATCCGTATTCTGCATTAGATGGATCGTCATGCAGGAGATTAGGTCAGCATAGACTCCGGCGCACATCTGCACCTCCGGGCAGGAGGTGACCGGCTTGTAGCCGTCCCCGCACAGGATCGTCCACACGTCCGGCGAGCAAAGCACCCCAGACCTTTTCAATTTTCCGGGCTTGTCTCTGCTTCGCCCGGTGTGAAACCACTTACTCATCCAACCAGCTTTTTGCATCGCTTATCCTCTCCATGTCTTCCAGCATCCGTATCACCGCAAAGACCGACGCGTCGAACAGGTCGATTCTGTGCTGTGGCTGGATCTTTTCGTATTGGGTCATGTCGTCCGTTTTTTCTATGGCTCGGACGTTTTGCATGCATTACTCGTAGGGTTTTCTTTC